GTCTGTAAAACTTACGGGTTAAAAGATGCAGATTTAGAATTATTAATTTATTTAGATTGTAAAAAAAGATTTACACGAAACGATTTTATCAACGGAGTTTACACATACTCTTGGGATAAAGCAAGATGGGAGAGATTAAAAAGAGAAGGTTGGATAGAAACTTGGAGACATAGGAATCGTACAACGATAATGTACTCCGTATTTAAAACTTCTTTTAAGTGCTCTCAAATGATAAGTAGAATATATAGAATACTTCTTGGTGAAGAAGACTTACCTACATCTGAAAGAAGTATATTTTTTAACAACAAATCATATACAGATAAAGTTTACAATAAAGCTATAGATGATATGATTAAAGATAAAGATAGATAATGGGATTTAAACTAGGAACAAATAGAGGTAACTATGCTACTGGTGGAATTATCAAAACAAAAATGCGTTTTGGTAAACAAGCTGGAGAAGTAGGCTCTGTACCTGGTACACCTATTATTAGAGTGCCATTAGAAGAAGGTATCATGGGTGAAGCTAATATGGATGGTAGTATATATATTAATAATAATATAATACCTGGTAGCAAAGAAGATAAACAAGTTATTAATCACGAAATGAGACATGCTACCGATATGAAACTTGGTAAACTAGCTTATGATGATAATAGCGTAACCTATAATGGTGATGTTTTTCCTAGAGAAACTGTAAACGGTAAAGATATGATTAAGGTTGATGGTGAATGGAAAGAAGCCGGTGATCATGGTTTTCCTTGGGAAGATGATGCTAACAATGGATCAGAAACAGTAGTGTAATATGTGGAAGTTATTTAAAAATAAAAATGATATAAACGAAAAAAATGTAGTTGGCTTTATATCTTTTGCTATTATGGTATTATTTGCTATTATAGATTTAGGTACTGCTGTTATATACATGGGTTATGTAGGAGGTGGAGAACTAGAAATTAACGACACTATATATAATTCTTTTGTTATGGTAACATTAGGATGTTTTGGTATTAGTGCATTTGAAAAAGTAAAAAACAAATAATATGTTAGGCAAACTATTTTCAGGAGGAGCTGCAGATCTTGTAAAAGGCATAGGTGGTGTTGTAGACAACCTACACACTTCTGCTGAAGAAAAGCTCGAGGCAGAAAGAAAAATAAAAGAATTAATTGCTAGTTATCAAGTTGAAATGGAAAAAAACATTACAGCAAGATGGCAAGTAGATTTAAAATCAGATTCATGGCTTAGTAAAAATGTTAGGCCATTGGTATTAATATTTTTAATAGTATGCACCATGCTATTAATATTTATAGATGCAGGTGCATTAAGTTTTGAAGTTAAATCATCATGGGTTGATTTACTTCAATTAGTATTAATAACAGTGATCGGCGCTTACTTTGGTGGACGATCATTAGAAAAAGTAAAAAAATAAAATTATGGGACAAAATTCAACAGATGTAGCTTATGGCTTTGGTCAATTTGGATCTACATTTTTAAAAGGTGATGGCGCTAAACTTCTTTTAACTGCATCAACAGCTAAATATTATGTTTGCGCTATTACAATGATAACAGAAGTAACTTTTCAAGCTCTAGAATCTCTTGATGGTGGTGTTAAAATGGGTATGGGTGATACCGCTTTTGTAGGTACTGATGTGTTAGCTATAGATAGTCATTGGAACGCTGCTGCAGCTGACACCACAGCTGAAACTAACGAAGATGCTGATCCAATAACAACTTCAGATGCATTTCCAAAAGGTATTACTATTTACGGTATGTGGGACAATGTAGAGTTAAATTCTGGATCGGCTATAGTTTATGTAGCTCCAAGACCAGATTACAGAAACAGAGCTTAATGTTAGGATTAGGAAGCACTGTAACTACATTTGAAAAACCATTTTCTCCAGACGATATAAATAATTTAGTTAGATGGTTTAAATGTAATACTGGTATACGAGCTAACGCTGATGCTAGTGGTACTACTGTAGACCACACTACGGACGCAGGTAATATGGCTGACGGAGATCAAATCAATAGATGGGTAGATCAAACTGGAGGAGCTGACGCCAGACAGGGAACAGCAGATGATAAACCGCATTGGGAAGTAGATGAGCTTGGCGCTTTGAAATTCGATAATACAGCTGATATGACATTTACTACTGTAACAATAGCTGAAAATACAGATTTTACTATTATATTTAGATTAAAACCTATTACCTTTAGTACAGATGTGCTAATAAGTGATGGTTCAAATGACTTTTTAAGATTTGGTAGTAACGCTAATATTAGAGCTAAAATTGGTGGTGCTGGTAATAACAACTTTAACGACGGATCAAATACTATTTCAACTAGTGTTTATTCTACTATAATATTTGTTAGAAGCAGTGGATCGGATGGAGTTTTAAATATATACGTAAAACCATCCAATGGCTCTGAAATAGACTGGGCGTCTGGTCACAGTAACACAGATAGCGATGAGCTAACACTGTCTATGATAGGCGCTGAAAGTGATGATTCAAAAAGTTTAGATGCTTTTGTAAAAGATATTTTGATATACAATGGTACAGCTTTAACAGAATTTGAAAGAAAAGATATGTATAGTTATTTAGAAACACAAACTTATTAAATAATAAATTAAATTAAATTAAATAAAATGACAAAAACAAAATTAAAAAAGAAAAAAAGTACAAGTAGGATAATTAATAAATTAAAAGGTATTAAACCTGAAAAAGTAACAGAAGAACAATTAAAAAAAGTTCAAGATACAGTTAATTCTATAAATAGATCTCAATTAGAAATAGGTTCTATGGAGGTTAAAAAACATGAATTAATTCATAACGTAGCTGTGTTAAGAGAAGATTTAACATCATTACAAATTGAGTTTGAAAAAGATTATGGTACTTATGATATTAATATTCAAGATGGAACTATAAATTATCCAAAAGAAAATGGCGAAGTTAATAAGAAAGATTAGTATAGGTAAAGACTATAAGAACGATGCCATGCATTATGCTGTTGGTCAAGAGGTTTATGGTGGTCACACTATTTGTGATATATTAGAAGAAGAAGATAAATTTTCTATTTATATTAAAAAGAAAAAAGATGTACTACCTTGGAAAGACTTTAATAAAAACATGGCTGTATCTGTAGAATATAACTTAGAATACTAATGAAAAGCGTTTACAACTTTGTTGTAACACCAATAGGAAAAAGATATAACAATACTAAAAAAGTTGGTGATTCAGAATTAATACTTAATACTGAAATATTTAATCATCAATATATAAATAGAAAAGCAAGTGTAATATCAACTCCAATTATTGGTGAAACAGATATACAAGCTGGAGATGACGTTATAGTTCATCATAATGTTTTTCGTAGATGGCATAATGTAAAAGGTATAGAAAAAAATAGTAAAAGCTATTTTAATGAATCTACTTATTTTATAAACCAAGATCAAATATTTTTATACAAAAGATATTGGGAGTGGAAAACACCAAAAGGTTATTGCTGGGTTAAACCTTTAAAAGCTACAGATCAATTTAATATTGAACAAGAAAAACCTTTACAAGGTATTGTTAAATATTCTGATGGTACTGTAAACGTAAACGATATTGTAGGCTTTACACCAAATAGTGAGTATGAGTTTGTTATTGATGGTGAAAGACTATATAGAGTTTTATCTAAATTTATTACAATTAAATATGAATATCAAGGAGACGAAGAAGAATATAATCCTAGCTGGGCGCAAAGCAGTTGATGAGCTAATTAAGGTTGCAGAAGAAAAAATTATTACTAATACTGAAGATGATGTATCGGCTGATAGATTAAAAAACGCGGCAGCTACTAAAAAACTAGCTATATTTGACGCATTTGAAATACTTAACAGAATACAAGAAGAACAAAACTTACTCGAGGGTAAAACATCTGAAAAGAGAAAGGAAAAAGTCTTTAAAGGATTCGCAGAAGGTAGATCTAAGTAATGTACGATCAAAGTTTAGTTAATATAATAGAACCCATTAAAAAAACTACGATTACTAGAATGAATCGTGGTAAAAAATGGAAATATGGATATAACAAAGAGCATGATTTGGTTGTTATATCTAAAACAGGTAAAATAGGAGAAATATATGAAATTCAAAATCTTAAAATTGCTTTACCATCTATGCCCGTGCAAGTACATAAATTGCAAAAGGATAAGTGGTCAAGAATAGAACAACCAAAAGAATTATCACGTCTTAAAAATATATTTGATTGGAGAAGCTATCCAGAAGAATCAAAAGAACAATGGTTTGATTATATAGACGAGGAGTTTAAAAGAAGAGATGAAGGCTTCTGGTTTATGAATAATGGTAAGCCAACGTATATAGCGGGAACACATTATATGTATCTTCAATGGAGTAAAATAGATGTTGGAGCGCCTGATTTTAGAGAAGCAAATAGATTGTTCTATATATTTTGGGAAGCTTGTAAAGCTGATAAAAGATGTTATGGGATGTGTTACTTAAAGAACAGAAGATCAGGCTTTTCGTTCATGTCATCTGCTGAAACAGTTAATTTAGCCACTCTTGCAAGTGATAGTAGATATGGGATCTTATCTAAAACAGGTGCAGATGCTAAAAAGATGTTTACTGATAAAGTAGTTCCGATAAGCATAAACTATCCTTTCTTTTTTAAACCTATTCAAGATGGTATGGATCGTCCTAAGACAGAGTTAGCGTATAGAGTACCAGCAAGTAAATTTACTCGTAAAAAAATAACTTCTAATGAAAAGTTAGAAGAATTAGAAGGATTAGACACAACTATTGATTGGAAAAATACTGGAGATAATAGTTATGATGGTGAAAAACTAAATTTACTAGTACATGATGAAAGTGGCAAATGGGAGAGACCCGATAATATTTTAAACAACTGGAGAGTTACAAAAACATGTTTACGATTAGGTAGTAGAATTATTGGTAAATGTATGATGGGCTCTACTTCAAACGCATTAGATAAAGGTGGTGAAAATTTCAAAAAACTATACAGAGCGTCAGATGTCACGAGAAGAAATAGAAATGGTCAGACTAAGTCTGGTCTCTACTCTTTGTTTATCCCAATGGAATGGAACTACGAAGGATTTATTGACGAGTATGGAGTTCCAGTCTTTAATACTCCTGATGTCGATGTCTTCGCACCTGACGGCGAATTAATAGATATAGGTGTAATAGATAGCTGGCAAAATGAAGCTGATGGTTTGAAAGACGATCAAGATGCTTTAAATGAATTTTATCGTCAGTTTCCAAGAACTGAAGAGCACGCTTTTAGAGACGAAACAAAAAACAGTATATTTAATCTTGTAAAAATATACGAACAAATAGATTATAACGAAGAAATGTCTAGAACGCTAGGTATTACAACTGGTAATTTTCAATGGGTTAACGGTGTTAAAGATTCACAAGTAATTTTTTATCCAGATCCAAAAGGCAGGTTTAAAGTTAGCTGGGTTCCACCTCAGCAATTACAAAATAGAGTGGTACTTAAAAATGGTATTAAATATCCTGGTAATGAACACATGGGAGCATTTGGTTGTGACTCGTATGATATATCAGGAACCGTAGATGGAGAAGGATCTAAAGGAGCATTACACGGCTTAACCAGGTTTAGTATGGAGGACGCTCCTGCGAATAGCTTCTTTTTAGAGTA